CAGCGGGGGAACCATCGTCCCTACACCACCAACCGCCTGAACTCCGGTAAGTGCAACGCTCTTGTTGAACCCAACAGAACCGACCGAACCAGCAGCAGATACCCCAGAAAGAGCTAGGGTTGAATTAACCGCGACTGCACCAACTAAACCTGCCGCAGACACCCCTGATAGCGCGATTGTTCGGCTTGTAGTGACTGTGCCAACAGAGCCAGAAGCTTGATTGCCTGATAACGGGATGTTTACTGCCGGGGATTCTGAACCGACCAAACCTGAAGCAGATACACCAGTGAGCGCCAACGTCAGGCTGTACGTTACAGAACCTACGGAGCCACTAGCCTGAACCCCAACTAACGCAAAAGACCTAGATGGAGTTACCGTCCCAACAGACCCAGCAGCCTGCACGCCCGTGAGGGTCAGCGAAGCGTTGTATGCAACCGTTCCAACAAGGCCAGCAGCTTGAACTCCGGTTATGGCTATCGTGAAGTTTGGGGTTGCCGTTCCAGTCAGACCAGCAGCTTGGACTCCGGTAAGGGCTATAGTACGGCTTGTGGTGACCGTGTTGACTAAGCCAGCAGCCTGAACCCCTGTAATGGAAAAGGACTTGTCTACAGACGCAATTGAACCAACTAAACCAGCAGCTTGAACTCCCGCGAGCGCAAAGGATTTATCTACCGACGATATGGAGCCAACTAGACCAGCAGCTTGGACTCCACTTAAGGCAAATGACTTACCCCCAGAAACTATTGTTCCCGTTAACCCAGCAGCTTGAACCCCCGTAAGGGCAAAGGACTTGTCTACTGACGCTATTGAGCCGGTCGAGCCTGATGCTGCTACACCAGATATAGACCTGTCATAGGAAATGCTTACGGTGAGATTCGGGGATACGCCGCCCCATCCGTAGTCGCTCCAAGCCCCTGTGCCCCATGCATAGTTGACTTGGGCTTCCGCACTGACCCCGGTGAGGGCAATTGATACACTTGTGCCGACAGTTCCAGTGTTACCTGTAGCTTGAACGCCAGAAAGCCCGCCCGCAGCCGTGGCTCCAAACGGCGCAGCGGAAAACGGGTTTATACCAAACATGGTTTACACGGCCTATAGCCGCCCCGTATTAGGTTGTAGCCAGACGCAGTAGTGCAGTCGTCGTGGTGTTGGACGGCATTGTCAGAGTCAACGTACCAGCAGTAATGGTCTGCGAGGAGAACGTATGGACACTGATTGCTTTGTTGCTCTGGGTAGAGTTGTAAATCAATACCGTATCAAACGCAGTAGATAGGGTGACAGTCGTGTAAACAAGACTTGCCGAAGGAGTCCAATAACCCACGCCAGCGGTAGACGAAGAGTTGGTGGACGTAGGAGCAGTTGCATTGGTTACCGTCACACCACCAGCCGTGTAGTTAGTACCGCTTACTTCACCAGTCGCTGTATAGGCTGTAGTCGCTGCATTGATGGTTGCCGAAGCAAGGTACAAGGCTGCTTTAAGCGTATCCGTAGTGGGGGAAGTCAAGCTTCCGCGAGACACAATAGTAGAAGTGCCAAGCTGGTGTTGGCCCAGCATCAGTTCACCAAGGAACGAAGTGCACATTGATTGGGTATTAGCCATGATTAATCCTTAAAAAGTAGCAGTTTCGCCACCAGCAAAGCTGGGCATTTTTTTCAACTTGATGTGTGCAGACCGATGGACAAGTTCACCATCTAGCCAGTATTCGTCCCAAACAGTAGCCTCATTATCATCTTCAAATTCACCGGTGCGGTGCTCCAGCAAGGAGTCATCCATATCACCTTTGGTTGTAGTAACAATCAATTTGAACTCCTGATAAGTGCAGTGGTTGCCGTATTAGCGGGCATGGTGATTGTAAACGTAGTGGTCGAAGTTTTGTCTGCGCCAAAATCAATGACTGCAATGGACTTGTTTCCCTGCGTCACGTTATAAATCAGGGCGCACCGGGCTGTCAGTGCAGCCGTCCAAGATACATTGGCCCAGTTTACATAGGCGGTGTAGTCTGAAGAACTGATAGCAACCCCAGTCAATGCTTGACCGCCCGCCGTGTAGCCAGATGCTACCACCTCGTTGGATGTTGTGTAAACGGTTGTGTCTGCACCAAGACTTGCATTACCGGTGTACAAAGCAATGTAGATGCTGTCTGTGGACAGGTTGTGAACAGCCTGATACAGCTCCTTCTTGAAGCTGGTGGTCTGCGTCTGGACTATGCTCATGCAACCCCGCTATTCTGCGGCAAAGGTGCTTGACGGTACTGACCACTACGGTATGCGTCGCTGCGCTCAAGTCCATCACCCAGACGTTTGGCCAGCATAAGGGCTTCTTTGTATTTTCCGTCGTACAGAGCTATTAGGTCTGGTTCGCCCTTCATAAAAGTATACGCCTCAACCAGTGAGCCGTACAGCAGCACGGTGTCGAAGTTGTCGCCCAACCAAGTCGTGGCTGCTGTGGTGATGGACTCAGGGTAATAGTAGTAGTGCAATTCAGCGGAGTACGCTGCATCAGGCGTAGGGCCAAGAATGAACGTCAGTTCTGTGGTAATAGTCGTGCCAGACACAGCGGGGCCAAACAAAGCGTAGTACTTGGGTGTTCCAGTATCCGACGGCGTGGGATACGCCTCACGGATAAAGTTCACATCCTTGTTCAGCAAGAATGTAAAAGGCCCACTACCTGTGTAAATAGCCAAGGAGTACGTGGCAAGGAAGTCACTGGGCGCTGACAAGTACTTGTTGCCTGACGTGATAACGCCTGTCTGGTTTTTACGCAACGAGGGGAATTGCACCGAGTTGTAGATGCGCTGTTCCGCCTGCTCAATGAAACGGTTAATCTGAGCCGTAGACGAGACCGTAGACGAATCCGCAAGGGTAATCGTCGGAAAATTATTTTCTGTATACGTTTGTATTGCCGATACGAGCTCAGAATAGTTCATGCCATCGGGCCTCGTGCCATCACGCCTTTGGTAGCGCACCCATTACCGCGGGTTGTGATGCCGCTGGTTTTGACTTGTTCGTCACCAGCAGACTTGCTGTACGCGCCCACGCTGATGTCCAGCGTGTCCAGCTTGCTGCGGTTTGGGCCTTGGCCCGGATTTTCTTCGGCTGTTACCGGTTTGCCCGACATAGTGTGGGGCTTGGCGTAAGCGGAAGCGGGTTTGTTGTTAATGGTCGCCATGATTACCCCGTCTTCTGGTTGGCTGCGCGAGAAAGGTTGCGACCGACACGCATGCGGTCTTCGGAGGTCGGGCCTCCTTTTTTCAATTTCAGCGTAGTGCCTTTGCCGCCTTTGTGCTCTTGGGCATCATGCTGTTTGAACGCTTTTTTAATCATGGCCTTGTCTTGCGCCATATCACTTTTCATGTCTTCTTTAGCCATCATGGACTCCTATGAAACCGTTACCGTTACTGTACCAACACTTGTGGTTCCAACCAAGTAATTGGGGGTCAAACCTACATCTGTACTGCCTGCTCCACCAATTGGATTCCAGCCCCACTGAATGTCCCTGCTACCACCACTATTGTAGCCGTCAGGCATAGGGCCAGCAGTGTAATACGTAGTGTCTCTGCGGGGATTGCGAAGGGCTTGGGGGTCATCAACCGGGTACATGCCAAGCTGCAACTGAGGCTGGTCGGGGTCCCAACAACTTTTGCATACGAGCAGGTTGTACGTCTTGGTCTTGATGATTTCCTTCTTCAATTCGACGAGCTTGAACTGCTGTCCGCATCTGTCGCAGATAGCGATTGCTCTCTTGCCGGAAGCGAACCTGTTTGCCATTAGATGTACGTCTGTCGCGGCACAAACCGCAGTGCTGCTGTTTCACGGTCTTCAGTGGATGCCAACTCCCATGCCTCATCGTATTGGGCTTTGAGAATATCCAGCCGCTGAGTTCCGTTTGGAATCTTGAGAGCCAAGTAGTAGGCCAAACCCGCCACCAAGCAAGGCAGGAAGCGAAAAGGCACATCCATTGTGTTTACACCGTTGCCCGCATCATCAATACGACGCATTCGCCAGTAC